AATCTTTCTTGCAAACCATCTCTGCCTTTGATTTGACCATATACTGATATACATACGCATCTTCTGGTGCCTTTCTAATGAAAGGCACAGGTCTAGTAAAAGTTCCGCGAGGGCCACCGTTTGATATATCATTTACGGTATGGATTGTATACTTCATATGTTTCAATAATTTTTCTCTATTCATTGAAAAGACTCCCGACAAATTTTATCCAAGATGTTTGGAACTTTATATTGACTATCGAGTTCACATGCTGTTTCAAAATTACGAAAAACTGATTCTCTCATGGACTCATATTTTTCTTCATTGAGTTGTTCTAATAGACTGAGATCCCAGTGAGATGGATCTACAGAACCAAAGAATGAAAGAAGGTCAACAATACCATCTGTGTCATAAATCCGACCTATGTTGGGATCACCGTAGTAAACTGGTATTGTTCCTGTCATAAAACAGTCAAGTATTTTCTCAGTATGCCAACCGGGTAGAACTTCGTTTTCAATTACTATGGAAAATCTATAGTCCCTCTTACATTCAATTTTATTATCAACAGGAACACCAAAGTCTCTACCATAAACATCAACAAGATTTTTATCTTGTAGATAGTTTGCGATTCTTGATCGTATTTGATGACCATAGCAGAAGTTCTTCTTGCTGGATATCATGCTTATGTTTTTGGATTTTGTGTGAACTTCACGATCTTTTTCATCAATCCATGTTGGTGTGGGGGGATATGTCTTGATGAAAAAATCGGAAGAGGAAACAAGATCATCGTTGTATGTGTAAATATTTTTGAATCTACCATCTTTTAGAATGGGTAAATTGGTTTGAAAACATCTACCTGTTAGACATCGTATAACTTCATAAGGTTCTGTCATCAGAAGACACGTTTGAACAGAAACTGGTGATTCAAATGTACCATTCATAACTACACAAGCATCTGGGTTTTCTTGTTCGTTTACCCAAACATGACCATCATATGGTTGTATGTTTTTAAACGACACCTTGTCGAACATATCATAGACTCTGAGTTTTACTTTATTCATAAGAGTATCCAATCATCACAGAATAAATCAGAACAATCATACTCTGCCTTTGGACCAAACCAGTTTTTTGGTGCAACAGATTTGTTCCCAGACAACCAAGATGCCCACCAACTGAAAGTGCTGTTCGCCATGATATGTTGGTCACACATGGACATCATACACATGTCTTCATATGGATTCTTTCCAGAAGAAAACACATACTGATCTCCGATGAAAACTTCTCTACACCAGTCAATATCATCAGAGAACACTATTATACATTCAGGTTTCAGAATATCAAATGCTTTTTCCCAGTATTCTTGAGAAAGAGTCGTGTGTATGTCTGGATGGTTGAGATAATCTGTTCTTCTGACATGCAAAGATGTTTTGTGTACGGAGGAAACTGGTTGAATACGATCCAACGATGCTTCCATGATCTCATCATGGAATGTGAATTCCTCTAGAAGATGATCTCGTATATCTTTGAAATACTTCTCTGATTGAAAGTAACCATGAAGATTCCAATTTTGATTTGGGTCAAGTTCAAAGATATTTTCGTTGAAAGTGAAACTGGGTTCTTTATAAACATACCCACTTTTCAGATAGTCATCTTGAACTCCACCCAGTTTGAAGCAATCTGCTATACGCGAACGACAATTAGATTGTCCATATAGAGGACAGCAGGCATCTGTGCCTAATCGTTTTGCTACAGATAGCGTTGTTGCATATTGGAACATTTGGTTTCCCAAATGTCCGTAGTTGCCCAAAGCATTGAATCCAATCATATCGAAAATACCGAAAACTTCTTTGTTGTTCTAAGTGGTGTTCTTGTTAGAATTTCCCACTTATTCACTTCATTCTTGGCGTCACTCTGATAGAACCAAGGGTGTTGCGGTGAATATACATTATATTCGTTCTGGAGTTTGTATGCAAGACAAAGATCAAATGGTAGACACTTCTCATAAATCCATGTCTCACCATGTTCGATTACGTCTTTTGCTAGTTTAGGATTCAAATACAGAATCGCATGAGTTGCAAACACACCTTTCAATTTCAACCAACCATTTTTCATGTCTGTCGCAACATACCTATGATCCCCGTGTGAAGTTCCGAGGTACAAAGCATCAGTGTCATCTGGTAAATTGAGTTCTTCGTTCAGGGAATCAATTACTTGAGGTATTGCTTCTTCTACATCGACATCATCTTCAAGAATCAGAAGAGGGAAAGAATCATTGTCTATTGCATCTTGAAGAATGGTGAAGTGAGACTCTGCACAGTTCCTGTAGTGTTCTTCACCATGTCTCACGCCCTCATGTGGTTCAATTCCACTAACAGCAGAAAACCGACTCGCGTTACGAAACCCAAGTCGCTGCACAATCTCTTCCATTTGTTTGTTTTTTTCTTCGTCTTTGTCTAGATTTATCCACTTCACATTCACATCACGAATATTGATTTTCATTATCTAATCCTTCCAATATGATACTTTGGACAAAGTTCCCATTCTGCTTTCTCACCATGCTTGATGATTTTCAGTTTGTTGATTGGGATTATTGGTTCTTTGATTGTATCAGGTTTCACAACAGTTACAAGACCCCACTCTACTAAAAGACTGACAATCTTATTTCTTCTCGCCAAATCCTCATCGTCAAAATCAGATTCTAAACCATCAAGTAAGAATAGTTCCTTGAAGTGAACAATGTAATACTTTCCTCGCTTGTGGAGAATATGACAGGACTGATACAGTTTTTTCTCTTTATGAGAAGAAACCCCAATTCTAGTGAGGGTTTCTTTTACCTTCAAAAAGTCATCTTCTTTTTCTAATAAAATCTCGACAAGATCGTCGATCAAATCTTCATCATTCATTTTACACCTCATGTACGACACTAAGCGTCATGAGTATGTAGTTTTACAATATTTTCCACTTGTTCGTCTGTCAGTATCAGAAGAACCTCTTCTGCCTTATTGTCAGAGTAGTTGTAGTGTTTCTTGATTGCTTCAATAGCGGGGGAGTCTGTTTTACGATTCCACTTGGAGAACCTCTTTTTCTTTCTCACTGAACTCTTCAGATAATGATACTGCATTCGGGCATCTAGTCCCGGACGCATGTTCATATTGTTTGCTTGAAGAATAGTATCAGGGAAATAAGACAATGCTTTGTTTACAATAAAAGGAACGTATTCCTTGCTTGTGACATCGGGCAAAGACTCAAACACATCATCTTTGTTATAATTAATAGAGTTTAGGACTTCTGAGAGATTCACTTGAAATCACACTCCATCATCAATGTCGTAAGACAAGCAGTCAGGTTGATCTCTGGATCAGCAACAAACGCTGCCTTGTATTGGTAGTCCGCAAGAACAAGAACAGCACCCGGAATGGACTGTGGTGTCATGCGATCATACATCGAGTCATAAATCTTTCGAAAGATGATGGTCTGATCGTTGTGGATGTTCTCTGCAACCCACTTACGAACACTGGTGAAGTCCTTCTCCTTGAGGTGCGACATCAATGTCGTGATACCGACTTCACCAGACTCACTAAGAATACCAACATCAATAACACCACCAACAGAATATCGTTGGAGTTCGTTCAGAATCCTACGAATATCTGGGAAGTGCTTCATGATAAGTTTGACAAGAATTTCTTGATCAAACTTAACGCCTTCTTTGTTTAGAATGTCTTGGACTCGACCAAGGATCTTGAGAGCAAGTGGTGGTTTTTCTTTGACTGGAATTTTGAATTCAACAACCGTGCATCTAGAATGCAGGGGTTCAATGATTCGATTCTTGTAATTACATGTGAGAACAAAACGACAGTTCTTCGAGAACTCCTCCATAAATCCTCGAAGTGCAGGTTGCATAGACTGAGGGTTCGAATAATCAAACTCGTCTAGAATCACAACCTTTTTGTTGTCAGACAAAGAAACTGTGGATGCAAAATCTCGAATCTTTGTTCGGAGTGTGTCAATATTTCCACTCTCTGAACAGTTGATGAGCATAACGTCACAACCGAGTTCGTTGGCGAGTGCCTTTGCAACTGTAGTCTTACCACACCCCGGACCACCTGATAGCAGGAGATTTTGCATCTCCCCACTATCTACGATGGATCGAAATGTTTTCTTGATTTCACTGGGAAGAATACAATCTTCGATTGTTTGTGGTCGATACTTCTCAACCCAAAGAAATTCATTTTCAACCATTGTATACAGAATCCGAATCAAGTGCGATGTAGTAGGTTACATCAAAGTCCTTGTGGACAAACCGAGAAACACTCTTGTCAGAGATAGCAATCGAATAGTCACCCGGTAGTAGTTTTAGATACTCACTCTTGAGGAACATTCTAAACGAAGCACTACCTGTGTTTTCACCAACGGTAATTGAATAGGTATTTGATGTAGGATCACTCTTGTCAAGAGCAACAACCTGAATCTCTGAACCAGAATCCTCAATACACAAATCGGGGAGACGAAGAACAGAAGCAGCACGCTGAAGTTCAACAAACTCCTTGTGAGACATCTCAAAGTGAATCACCGTCTCTGGCATCACAAATTCTTTGGTTGGTCTACACCCAGACACCAACTTGGGTTCTGCAAAGTGATAAACAACCTTAGTAGAACCACTAGAAATTGTAACATGATTCTTGCTGAAAATTAGGTTTGGTGCATCAAACAGAGACAATGTTCCTAGAAACTTACTGAGATCCCAGATTGCAAATTCTTGTGGGAAGTCTTCAGGAAACTTTGCTTCCACCATGATATTCTTCATAGGTGAAACTGTAATCTGTTCCTCACCGGGAACAATGTGTAGGTTCGAGTTGATCGAACTGAAATTCTTGAGAATGTCGATTGATTCTCTTGAAAGGTTCATGTTGTTATTCACATCAGTCGTTGTCATAATTATCCTCATAATCTTCAGGGTCAACATAACCCTGCTGAACATCTCGAAGGTGACGATGAGATTCGTGTCGTTGATTCCTTCTTTCAGACTTTCTCATCGCTCGTCTGTAGTCATGAAAATCATATTCGTAGTATTCACGACTATCGTTACGCCTCTTCTTTTTCTTATCAGACATTAGATAAAATCTCCAATTCTGTCTACAAGTTCTGATAGGTTGTTCTCTGCAAAATATCGAGAAACATTCGTATACAAACTCCTACCCGGTGTGTTGGACATCTCTTGTCTTTGGTTGTCACGGTAATTCTTTTCATTTCTGAAAGAGCGTACAACCTCTTCACGAATAGTAGCAGGAATACAAGAGAAGTCAACCAAAGTTTGGTTCCTATCCCAGTTTTCTAGTTGGGCAAAGTGACCTTTGGAAATAAACTCCTGCATCTTCTTTTTGCCAAGTGGTTTCTGCCTCTTGGTTTCGTCGATAAACACATCATCTTCTGATAGGATGTTGGGGATACCATCAGAAGTATCACCCTTCAAAATATGTTCGAGAAGAAAGTTCTTCGGTTGACTACAAACAAGAAGTTCTTTCTTGATAGGACTAAACTGAGAAATTGCAGGATATCTTTGAAGTTGCATAAAGTCTTTGTCATTCGAGATGATCATAATCTTCTCATCACAATGAAACTTCTGACAGACAACTGCGATGATATCGTCTGCTTCTGTTTCTGGAACTCTAACTTGCATCCAAGGAAAAGTTGTACTGATCTCAGTCAGGTACTTCTCGAAGCAATCAAAAACTGTCTTCCAATCATGGGAGTCGTCTTTCTTGAGTTTCCTCGCTGCCTTGTAGTTTGGAAAGAACTGCTTACGCCAGCAATTGGAGGATTCAAGACAAAGAATGACTTCACCATAGTCATCTTTGAACATGTTTCTATAGATACGAATTGTATTCAGGAAGAGATGACGGAGAAGTTTTTCGTTGACTTCATTTTCAAATTTCCTGTGAACAAAGTAAGACGCGAGGAACAACTGATTTGTATCAAGAAGTATCATTAAAATGCTTTCAGAATCACACAATTCTCATTGAGTCTACCATTTGCGGACTTCACCACACTGGTCTGACGCGACCAGAGACTCTCGAAACTTTTCTCATCACGAACACTGGAAATCTCTTTGCTCGCGTTCTTGATAGTTCTTGTCTGAGACTTATCAAGATCAAAGTTCTGAATTGTGGTTCCCTTGACAGACATTCTCTGTCCAGAGCAAGCATAGTATACACTCAAAGTCTTGTATCGGCAATTGAAAACAAGGACTTTCTTTGAATCCAAAATCTCACTAGGTGAGACACTCTTGATTCCAAACTCCTTTGATTCCTTGAGATACTTCACCTTGACAATCATCTTTGTTGGATTAGTTTTTCTCTTCTTGCGAACGGGTTTCTTGTCGTTGAAATACTTCAAGCAAGAATCAATAAGACCATTCATAAATTTGTACAGATACTTCTGTTGTTGCCGAGTCAGGAATGAATACCCATCCTTCAGTTGCTTGTCGTCTTCATTGACAAGTTGGTCTAATTCTGCAAGAGCAGGTGCAAAGATATGCGACAGCATCTCTGCTTGCCAGTATGTAACATCCTTACCTTCCAACCAACGATACACATCCACCGACTTATGATAAATTGTCTTCTCGCGAATAGAAAGCAAAACACAATCACAGACATTCATAAGTTCGCCTGCTAGTTCGCTGACCTGATTCTCCATTCTTTCTCTAGGAGATACAGTAGGAGTCTTTTTTTCTTCGACGTTCTTCCCGACATTAATCAAGTTGTTGATGTTTGTATCAACAATCTTGGTCAGTTGATCAACTTCAGGAAACCCGCGAGACAACATGCGACAATAATGTCCAAAAGGACGAAAACTCTTGAGAGGACATTTCCGAACACATTGAATATCTTCCTTGGACCAAGAACTTCTCTTGTCCTTCATCCATGTAAGAGTCCACTTCTTATAGTTTCTACGTTGAGAATTAGAGTTATACCAATTGATCGCTTTCAGAATATCTGTTGGATCAACTTCTTCTTGTGTATCAACCCATTCGGGTTCAGTTCCAAACGCTTTTTCGATGTAGTTTCTTTTTGTTCTCATGACTTACAATATGAATACCATGCTGAGGCAATCATTTCTTTCAAAGTATAGTTAGGTTCCCAACCAGTCAACTTTTGAAATTTTTCTGAATTTGCAACAAGAATCGGTGGATCACCTTTCCTTCTGGGTAGATGGTTTGCATCAATTTCAAGTCCAGTCACAGCGACACAGTTTTCTACAATATCCCAAACGGAATAACCGCTCGAAGATCCTAGATTATACACACCTTCGATGTCATCGTCAAGGGCAATCATATGTGCTGATATGATATCTTCTGGATGAATGTAATCTCGAATACATGTACCATCTGGAGTTTTATAATCTGTACCGTAAATGTTTACTTTGTTTTTTCCTGCCGACAGAACTTGAAGATACTTTGGAATAATATTCTGTCTTTCTCGCCACCTGTAGTCGCTGACCTTTCCTGTAATTTCCATACCAGCAACATTGAAGTATCTGAATGTTGTATATTTGAAAGCAGGAATAGAATCAGACATTTTCTTGAGAACATGCTCAGTCATAAGTTTAGAATTACCATAGGCATTGATTGGTCTGCATACAGTATCTTCTGTTATGTTTTCTGAGTTGTTGGGCATTCCATAGACAGCAGCGGTGCTTGAGAATATGAAACGATAGATGCCTTTACGAATCAATCTCTCTAAGAGTTCAATTGTTTTTGCTGTGTTGTTGTAGTAATACTTCAACGGGTTTCGAGATGACTCTTCCACAGAAACATCAGCAGCAAAGTGCATTACTGCCTCAATTTTTTCGTTTGATAAAATACCGTCGATATAAATGTCGTTAGAGAAATCGGCACAATAAACTTTCAGACCTTTTCTCTTTCTGTACATGTCACGAAGTGAATCACATGCTTCCTTATCCTTATCAATAACAACGACATTTCTACCAGACTGAAGTAGACTATTGACAGCGTGCGATCCTATGTAACCAGCACCACCTGTCACTAATACATTATTGTAGTTCATACAGTAGATCCTTCATACCAATCTGGTGTTTCTGTGTAATTCCACACCGCAAACTTTGTCTTCTCACCGTTGTAGTAACTTCGATAAGAAGTCACCGCATCAGCACTCTTATACTTATCTGGCATCGCTTGTGCGAACGGAGTCAATTCTCCGCTTTTTATGTTCTTAGGTAAGTTGTAGTTTAGATACTCAATAAGAATCTCAGAACTATGAATCTTACCATAGCGTCTAGAATATTCCTTACACAAAGCGTATGCGTGATTAGCGTGCCATTGATAGTTACCATCAGTTGCCATCGTCCACAATGTACATGGATGGTTGACGAAACTTGCCTTCCACAAAATTCTTTCTCTCGCATCATTCAGATGCCATCGTTTGATCTTTCGCGGGCGAGTTCCCTTTGACATGGAATAATACTCAACACCATCAAGAACACGGTGTGCTGTCGAAAGCATCTGTCCAGATTCAACGATCATTTTTACTACATGCTTATCACAAAGTTCTTGTGCTGCACATACTGGGTCATTATTTACTACAAAAATATTCATGAGTCAAGTGTATCCGTTAGAAAATCACATGTCAATAGTTGGTGACGAGAATCTCATATGACTCTTTACACCCACCCTTTGATTTCATCGCATATCTCCACTCCGGTTTGTAGATATTATATTCTTTGTAGAGTTCGAGTAGTTCTGGGTGATCGTTGTACGAGAGTGCCCAAGGTGTTGTTCTATTTGATAGAATTTCATGTAGTTTCAAATGATCGAAATCTTTGTGTGTGCTTCCCCTGTTTCCGTAGAGCGTAGAGTTGTCTAGAAGGTACGGAGGATCGAGGTAGGCAAAGATACCCTGATGTCGCTCCAAGGACACTGAGAAGTCTCCTAGATCCACTGAGAGCAAGTCATTGGACGAGAACAGTCCG